TGAGAACAACGGAAACCTCGATAACTTAACTGTGAGTCCTTAGAACATGGCAAACGTACAGATAACCCAATTACCCGCCGCGGGAACCCTTACAGGTACCGAAGCAGTTCCTATAGTACAAAATGGCGTAACCGTACAAACAACTACAGGTGCAATCACTTCAGGTCCTTCACTTACACAAACTTTCATTACAGTAAACAATGAACCGACATTAGCAAATAGTCGATACATTTCTGTAGGTTCAGGTTTATCACTTACTGACAATGGCGCACAATCAAACTATGTTATCGGTGTAACAGGCGCTTTAGCTAATTTAAATGCTCTAGGTAACGGACTTGTAGCAAAAACAAGTACAAATGTTCTCGCAAATAGAACAGTTACAGCAGGTACGGTAGGTTTATCAGTATCTAACGGTGACGGTGTTTCAGGTAATCCAACAGTAAGTCTTACAGGTTTACCACTAACACTTGCTCAACTTGTAAACACAGGTGTAATTACATACGATGGTTCTGTATTAAATCCACGCACTATTACAGGTACAGCTAATCAAATTACAGTAGTAGACGGGTCAGGCGTAAGCGGTGATCCTACAATTTCTATTACGACTAATCCTATACTACCAGGTACGGGAGCAGTTACACTTCCTAGCGGAACAATTCCACAAAGACCTGTAGGTTCTGATGGTCAAGTAAGATATAACTCACAAACTTCTGTTTATGAAGCTTACTCTTCAGGTGGTTGGAATACAATTGCATTTACAGGTGCTTCGGTTGATACATTCAGCGGAGGATCAACAGGGTTAACACCAAGCTCTCCACAAACAGGAAATGTTGTCTTAGGTGGAACATTAAATGTCCCTAGTGGTGGTACAGGTGTTGCAACGCTTACAGGTTATGTAAAAGGTAACGGTACTTCAGCATTTACAGCTTCCGCTACTATTCCTAACTCCGACATTACAGGCTTAGGAACTATGTCAACAGAGAATAGTAACTCTGTATCTATTACAGGTGGAACTATTGATGGTGTTGCAATTGACGGTGGTGTAACCATTAATAATGCAACAATTGGAGCAATTATTCCATCGACAGGTGCGTTTACATCACTTACATCAAATGGCGAAGCTGTAGTAACCGCAGGAAGCACAACCACACTAACAAACAAATCTATAAGTGGAAGCACAAATACATTATCAAACATAGCTAATTCATCGCTTACTAATAGCTCAGTCACAATCAACGGAACAACTATTGCACTTGGCTCGTCAGGTACAGTCACCGCGGTTCTTGGAAATGCGTTAACTATTGGTACAGGATTGTCAGGTACAACTTATAACGGATCAGCTCCTGTAACTATTGCAATTGACGGTACTGTAGCAACACTTACAGGATCACAAACCCTTACAAATAAAACATTAACAACTCCTGTAATATCATCAATTTCAAACACAGGAACAATTACATTACCTACAGCTACAACAACATTAGTAGGTAGAGACACTACAGACACACTAACAAATAAATCAATTAGTGGATCTACAAACACATTATCTAATATTGCTAATGGATCACTTACAAATAGTTCTATCACAGTCAATGGTAGCTCTATAAGCCTTGGTGGTTCTGCAACAGTTACTTCAAATACTACAAACGCTTTAACTATTAGTACAGGCTTGACAGGTACATCATTTAATGGTTCTTCAGCGGTTACTGTAGCAATCGATTCAACTGTAGCTACATTAACAGGTGCACAAGCGCTTACTAACAAAACAATTGATGCAGGATTAAATACATTAAGTAATATTGCAAATAGCTCACTAACAAATAGCTCAATTACTATTGGTACAACACCTGTATCTCTTGGTGGTACTACGTTAACGCCCGCAGGTTTAACATCAGTCACTGTAACGCAAGATCCAACACAAGATTTACAGCTTGCTACAAAACAATATGTTGATGCACAGTTCTCTAATGTTAATTATCACGAAGCTGTAGAGTACGCATCTACAGTAAGTTATACAGTTACTTATAACAATGGATCATCAGGTGTAGGAGCTACACTTACAAACGCAGGAGCACAAGCGGCTCTTGTAGTTGACGGTATTACAATGACAGCTACGGATGTAACAAATCAAGCTCGTATCTTAATTAAAAATCAGGCAAGTGGTGCACAAAACGGCGTGTATGTACTAACAAATCAAGGATCAGGATCATCTAATTGGTCAATGGTTCGCTCTACTGATATGGATACTTCAGGTACAGGTTCAGACACTGTATCACCAGGTGATACATTCTATGTTACTTCAGGGGTTTCACAAGCTACAACATCATGGGTTCAAACTACTAAATTACCAATTGTTATTGGTACAACACCTCTTGTATTTACCCAAGTGGGCGGTCCCGCAGGCGGATATACCTTTGGTACAGGATTACAACTTATAGGTTCTACTATAAGCCTTACAGATACTACAGTTACCGCAGGCGCTTATACACTAAGTAACTTTACTGTAGACGCACAAGGTCGCCTAACAGCGGCTTCTTCTTCAGCTACTACAGGCTCAGGTAATGTTGTGTTGTCTACATCACCTACTCTTGTAACCCCTGCGTTAGGCACACCAACCTCAGGAACTTTAACAAGCTGTACAGGGTTGCCAATCTCAACAGGCGTAAGTGGTTTAGGTACAGGGGTTGCAACATTCTTAGGAACACCAACATCGCTCAATTTACTAAACGCTGTAACTGACGAGACAGGTACAGGATCACTTGTATTTGCTACGTCACCTACATTAGTGACTCCTGCTTTAGGTACTCCTTCATCAGGAACGCTTACAAGTTGTACGGGATTGCCTTTAACTACAGGCGTTACAGGAACGCTTCCAATTGGAAATGGTGGTACAGGACAAACAACTGCATCCACTGCGTTTAATGCATTGTCACCAATTACCACAGTAGGTGACCTAATTCTTGGAACAGGTACGAACACAGCAGGTAGACTTGCAATAGGAGCAAATAGTTATGTGCTTACATCTGATGGAACTACCGCATCATGGGCGGCTCCATCAGGTGGTGTGTCTACATTCAGTGCAGGAACCACAGGATTTACACCTAACACTGCTACTACAGGAGCTGTTACATTAGGCGGTACGTTAGCAACAACTAATGGTGGTACGGGTTTAACATCCTTTACTACTAATGGTGCGGTTTATGCTACATCGACTTCAGCTCTTACTACAGGAACTTTACCTGTAGCGTCAGGCGGATCAGGAGCTACGACACTAACAGGCGTTCTTTTTGGTAACGGTTCTTCTCCTTTCACAGCGGCTACAGGATCAGAAATATCTACCGCAATCGGTTCAACAGCTGTTACAAACGCAACAAACGCATCTAATGTTGCTATTACCACAGGATCAGCAACCACAAATTACTTAGCTTTTGTAACTGCAACGACAGGCAATTTACCTGTTCTAACGGATACAGACTTAACTTACAACGCAACTACCAACGCTCTTACAAGCGGAATTAGTGGTGGAACTTTTTCTTAAATATGGTAAAATTCACGCATAAAAGGACTTAATTATGGCACAAGCAGGATATACACCAATCTCTCTTTACTACAGCACAACCGCGTCGGCACAACCTTCCTCGGGTAATCTTGTCGCGGGTGAACTAGCGCTTAATACGCTTGACGAAAAGCTGTACTTTAAGAACAGTGCAGGAACTGTAAAGCTTCTTGCATCTTCTGCTTCTACAACTAACGTCCAAACTATTTCTTTTGGTTCAACAGGATTAACCCCTTCAACAGCAACATCAGGTGCTGTAACAGTCGCAGGTACTTTAGCTGTCGGTAACGGTGGTACAGGTATTACTTCTTTTGGTACAGGTGTCGCGGGCGCGCTAGGTCAAAACGTATCAGGGTCAGGTAGCATTGCTTTAACAACATCTCCTGTATTCACAACACCTAACTTAGGTACACCAAGCGCTGTAACCTTAACATCTGCAACAGGTTTACCATTAAGCACAGGTGTAACAGGTACGTTAGCTATTGGTAACGGTGGTACGGGTGCAACAACAGCTACTACAGCCTTCGACGCATTAAGTCCAATGACTACATTAGGTGACATGATTTACGAAGGAGCAGGTCCTTCTGCTACAAGATTACCTATCGGATCTACAAGTCAAGTTTTAACAGTTGTAGGTGGTGTTCCTGCATGGGCAACTCCCGCGGGAGGTGGCGTAACTACAATCAGCTTTGGTTCTACAGGCTTGACCCCGTCAACCGCAACATCAGGAGCGGTTACTGTAGCAGGTACACTAGCGGTAGCAAACGGTGGTACAGGCGCGACAACGTCTACAGGATCAGGTGCTGTAGTATTAGCTACTTCACCAACGTTAACAACACCTAATTTAGGTACACCATCAGCAGCAACTCTTACTAATGCAACAGGTCTTCCAATCACTGCAGGTACTACAGGTACTTTAGGTGTAGCTCGTGGCGGAACAGGGCTCACAGCAACTCCAACAAACGGACAAATTCCAATTGGTAACGGTACAGGATTTACATTAGCAACATTAACCCAAGGCACAGGTATCACCATTGCTAACACTTCAGGTGCAATTACTATTTCATCATCAGGCGGCAGTGGTACAGGAACTCCTCCAATCAATAGATACTATACAACAGCGGCTACTTACACCCCAACAGCAAATATGAAGTTTATTGTAGTGTCTATTAAAGGCGGTGATGGTGGTAATGGGGGAAATCTCAACGGCGCTCCCGCTGTAAATGCGGGTGCAGGGGGCTCAGGGGGCGTATCTACTTTTGGTCCTTATATGACAGCAAATGGTGGTGGTGGTGGTCAAGGAGCTAGAGCAATTAATGCTAATCAGGGGGCGGGAGGTAATGCGGGTACGGCAGGTAACGCATCTTTTGGGGCAGGCGCATCAGCTTTACAAGGAGCTAATACAGGTCAAAATACTAACTCAGTCCTTGGAGCATTGAGTTACTATGGTGGAGTTGCTAGCGCAGGTGGTGCGGGTTCTACAAGTGGTGAAAGTACAGGTAACGGCGGTAACGGTGGTCAAGGCGGATTTGCTACTGCATTACTGCAAGCTACAACTGTAGGGGCAAGCGTACAGACTACTTCAGGCGCCGCGGGTAATGCAGGAAATGCAGCATCCTCAGGAGGAACTGCAGGAACCGCAGGAGCTATAGGTTTCGTTAGAATTACAGAGTTTTTTGGCTAAACATAAAGGATGATAAAATAAATACATTACAAATAGGTCTTACACAAGAACCTTTTCCACATGCGATTATTAAGAATTTTTACAACGAAGAAGAACTTAAATTAATTTGGAGAGAATTAGATTTCTACACACACCCTAATAAATTAATAAACGCTATGTCTTTAGGTGGAGCTAGAGATCAATTAACTCAACTACCATTACCAAAACATTATGGCATAGACTTAGATGTTATATATAATCAAAGACGAGAAATATCAGACATATTAACTTTAAATAGAAAAGCTTTTGATGAATCAATTCTTGATACTTTATCTCAACTTAGTCCCTTGATACTAGATATAAAGATGGTAAATGAAGACAATACAAAATTAAAGTATTATGAAGATGGTGAGTATTACAAGTCACATAAAGATAATGCAAGATTTACAATGTTAACTTACTTATACAAAGAGCCAAAAGCATTTACAGGTGGGGATTTATATTTTGAAGATTTTAACTATACCATTCCAATAGAAAACAATATGTTGGTATTTTTTACAGGGTGTATAAATCATGCATCAACTGAACTAAAAATGACCAACCACATTAATAAAAAATGTTCAGGGTATGGAAAATATACAATTACGCAATTTTCAAATGTAAGAGGATAAAAAATTAATATTCAAGTATTTAGAAATTTCTTAACCCAAGAAGATTTAGATAAAATAGAAAGAAAAATACTTGAGCCTAAGTGGTCTTGTAACCATTCCTCTACAGGGGGTGCGGGTTTATTTTGGCAAATGAGTGGCTTAGAAGAAGATGAGTTTTTTTCTGTAACTCTTTTAAACAAAATTAAAGAAGTAACAAAAGATAATTTTACAGTAGAAAGAATTTACTTTAATGGTCACAATGCCTGTAGTCAAGGATACCCACACACAGACTCAGAGCAAGAAAATGGAAGAACATTTTTAATTTACTGTAATAAAGTTTGGGATTTAGCATTGGGAGGGTCAACTAATTTTATTGTTGACAATGAAGTTCAATCATTTTTTCCTTATCCAAAATCAGGTTTATACTTTAAAAATAATGTGCTTCATATGGCATCCCCAATAAGCAAAGATTTTAAAGGTATAAGAGTAACACTAGCGTATAAACTTTATAAAATTTAATGAAGTATTCAATCTTTCATACCTCTCATTGTGGATCAACTTTATTAGCTTGTTTGTTGAGTAAATCTATACCAACCTTAACAGAACCTGATTGGGTTCATAAAGCACTTGACATACACAATATAGAAGAAAAAGCAAAATTTATAAATGGTCATCACAAAGAGAATACTTTAGTTAAGTACACAAGTTTAATTTGTGACGTTATGCCTGATGTAAGCGGTAAAAAAGTATTTTTATATAGAAATTTTGAAGATCATCTAAGAAAACTTGCAGAAAAACCAAACTTTAATATTAAAAAAGAAGCTATTTTTTGGACACAAAGATTTTTACATGCAACAATATCTCAAGATGTTTTGTATTTACAAGCAGAGTATTTTTTAAATAACAAAGAAGAAGCTTTAAATCTAGTGTGTGACCATCTTGGTATTAAATACAAGCCAACAAAAGATATAGACTTTAATGTAAAAGAAGCGGGCTTTAATCATAGAAATAAGCCAATAAAAATATGAAAATATTAATCATGGGTTTATCAGGGTCGGGCAAATCAGAGTTAGCAAAAGAATTACACAGCTTGTTTCAAGAAAATGAAATTTCCTCTATTAGGATTAATGGAGACGAGGTTAGAGAATCTCATAAGGATTGGGACTTTAGTCCTGATGGGCGCGTAAGGCAAGCCCAAAGAATGGCAAGGTTAGCTAAAAAAAGCGAAGCTCAGTTTGTTATAGCTGATTTTATAGCTCCAACTAAAGAAACTAGAGACATTTTTAATCCTGATATGTTAATATGGCTTGATACCATAAGATCTAGTAAGTACACTAATACAGATGTAGTTTTTCAAAACCCTAAAAATTATCAATTTAAGGTGAAGAAAAAAGATTCAAAAAAATGGGCAAAAACTATTTTTGATAAAATAAACAAGGATTTATCATGAAAAAAGCACTAATTAATCCAATTGATTTAATAGAAGGTTTCCCTTCCGTTGTAGAAGTAAACGAAACAGAATTTCCATGCGTGCCTGCTTATTATTGGGTAGATTGTCCTGATGACGCACAAAGAGGAATGTATTATAAAGATGGTGAATTTTTTACTTACACACCACCGCCACAACCAATACCTATCCCAACAGCTCAGGAAAACAAAGAAAAAGCTATTAGAAAACTTACAAAAACAGATTGGGTTGAGTTTTCAAGCGTAACAGATCCATCTAGCACACCACGCTTATTAAATAAAGATGAATTTGTAGCATTTAGAAATAGCGTAAGAGCAATTGCTGTTAATCCCGTAGAAGGGCTTATTGAGTTCCCTGCATACCCAATAGAACAATGGTCAAATTAAGTTGGAACAAATAGATGAGAATACAGTTGCAGTAGATGGATACCATAAAGATTTTATTGGTGTATACCAAAAAGTTATTTTGGAAGAAAGATGTAAAGAAATTATAGATAAGATGGAATCTCACATGGATAACAATCCATCAGAAATTAGAAATGGAAAAGAACAATTTTTAAAAGCTGATAATGGAAGAAACGATTATCAAATATTTGCTAACAAAGTTTTTGGTGGTATAAGCCAAGAAATTAATAAAATTTTAGATGTATGTATAAAGGTTTACGCTGATGAATTTTTTGTATTAAAAAATTTAGCTCAAATTAGATCAGATGAAATAAAATTACAAAAAACACCACCCAAAGGTGGATATCATGTGTGGCATTGTGAATCGGATTCAAAAAAGCATTCAGATAGAGTGTTAGCTTGGACTATTTATCTAAATGATGTTCCTGACGGAGAAGGTGAAACAGAATTTTTATGGCAAGGAGTTAGAGTAAAACCAAAAGCGGGTACAGTATGTATTTTTCCTGCTGCCTTTACCCACCCACACAGAGGGAACCCTGTGTACTCTTGCAATAAATATATAGCAACAGGTTGGTATTGTTTTAATGAGTAATTTTTTAACTACGGAGAAATAAATGAACGAAAATATTAATTTAGTTTTAACTTTAGACGAAGCAAATTTACTTTTAGCAAACATGGGTAGATTACCTTATGATCAAGTACATGTCTTGATTAAGAAAATTCAAGATCAAGGTACTCCACAAGCTGAAGCAATTATTAAAGCTCGTGAAGAAGCACAAAAAACTGAAGAAACAAAAGCAGAATAAAGGAATGGTATTATGTCTCAACAGCAAATACACGAGGTTGACAATCGTTTAACTACTCACGAGGAAGTTTGTGCGCTGAGATATGAAGCAATTAACGCAAGACTGAAAAGATTAGAAGGTATCCTAATGGCATCTGCGGGTGCCATTATTCTTTTATTATTAAGCATTGTACTCAAATGAATATGGAAAAAATAACTAACATGCTATTTCCTGTAATAGTCTCAGCTATCGCTTGGCTACTTACATCAATGTCATCTATTCAAGCTGACCTAATCAACATCAAATCTAAGATGCCTATTCTTATTACAGAACAAGGTGTGCCTACTGACAGCCCTATATCAGCGGATCAAAGAGCTAAGCTTAAAGAAGAATTAAAAATGCAAATAGCAGAATTATCAATTCGTGTTAGGTTGCTAGAAGAACATGAAAAAACTAAAGGATATAAATAATGTTATCCATACTTTCAGGTTTATTAGGTATATTTTCATCAGGTTTACCTAACCTACTATCGTTTTTCCAAAACAAGGCAGATCAAAAGCATGAGCAAACCATGGCTAAAATGGCTATGGAACAACAAATTGCTATGGCTGAAAAAGGCTTTCAATCCCAAGAAAAGATTGAGGAATTGCGCCTTCATCAAGTAGAAGCCGAAACATACGCACAAGAAAGAACAGCTTTATATGACCATGACAAGACTCTTATGGATAAAGCTTCACAACCTGTCGTAGACTTAAACGCAAAAGTACGTCCTTATGTAGCATTTACCTTTGTAGGATTGCTTGTATTTACGGACGTAGCAGGATTAGCTTGGGCTATTTGGACGGGTGTTGACTTTAGCATAGCTATGACTGAGGTATTTTCAGACCAAGAAATGGCCATCGTTTCGAGCATAATTGGCTTTTATTTTGGGTCTCGCCAATGGGAAAAGTTTAGTGGCAAATGAGAGTTTCAAACGAAGCTCTAAAAATGATCAAACACCATGAGGGTGTGCGGTTAAGGCCATATCAAGATCCCATCGGACTGTGGACAGTGGGTGTGGGTCATTTAATCGGAAACGGCAAAAGTCTTCCCACAGAATGGAATAGATCGTTTACAATCCAAGAAATTGATCAAATATTAAGACAAGATTTAGCGAGGTTTGAAAAGGGTGTTGCACGATTATGTCCCGTTCCTCTTACACAAGGTCAGTTCGATAGCTTGTGTAGCTTTGCTTTTAATTGTGGTCTTGGGAGACTACAGGCGTCAACCCTCCGTCAGAAGGTTTTGCGCGGAGATA